GATTACGAGATTAAAGGGCGCGGTGATCGCAGTTTATCTGAAGATCAGATCAAAAGAATAAAAATTCAAGGCAAAGCTCAAGCGCGAAAAATGCTTGGGGTTAAGGAGATTTAAAAATGGCAATGTTTGGAATGCCTTTTTTATTAATGAAATCATCAAAATTAAACCATTTTGTATAGTAATAAGCATCAATAGAAGTAACCGAATTAGCTGGATAATCGTCTGTTCCTGTGTCAGCTCTATAGACATATCCGCTGTAATCACCAAAGTAAACTCGTTCTTCTCCGCCTGTATTCACAATAGCGAAGCAATTTGGATTCTGACCCTTGTAAATACTAAAAGCGTTATTATAGCTATCCCAAGTAATACATCTGTTTCCAGACGATCCGCCAGATGTCGTAAACGACCCCCAATATCTATTTTTTGAAAGCTGATAGCATGATCTAGAATATTGAAATCTTGAAGATGAAAATGTTCCGAATGTAGCCGTTATTCTGTCGCTGATTTTGTAAGAATTTAATCCATCAAAATAATAATAACCATCCTGAGATAGAAAAATAAGACCATTATCGACCTTCTGAATTGATCCGCCTGAAATGCAGCCGTTGTTGCTTGGCGTTTCGGTGAATGTAAAAGGAAAATCAGCATCTCCTGTAAACTGCGCTATCCAAATGCTGCGATCTTTAAAAATAACAAGTCGATCTCCAAGCGTTTTAATTCCTGTAATGTCCTGACCGTCATTTTTATTAACATCTCTGAAATCGGCTGAATCCCATGATGTTATTGAATCTAATCCACTCCAATAAACTCGGCATGAATAAAGAGCTCCAGACACAGTAACATATCCAAAAAATGTATAACCATTGAAAACTTCAATGAATTTTGCCTTTGTTAGTCCTGTCGGAACAGTCATAGCTGAAGCATTTCCTGAGCCTGTCCATTGAATAGGAACATCAATGTTATTTGTTCCCATCGCGGTATCAAGATAGGTTGCCCAATTCCAATGATTATTCGATCCAGCAGTAATTGTTACTGACCCAGTAGAATCAGTGAATGGAGTTGCGGCTTGAGAAAGAGAAGAAGCTGTCCCTAGTTTATTGCCACAAGTCCCGATAAGAAAATCGCTTCCGTTTGATTTTTCAAACCAATGCAGACTCGTCCAAGTTGCTCCAGAATTAAATGCGGTTGTATTAAGCGGAAGATACCCATTCCTCTTGAGAATTGATCCAAATTTATTGAAATCAATGTTCTGTAATCCAGAGGATTCGTTGTCTTCTAAATTAAGTGGAGATGAGGTGGAGTTTAACCCACCACCATTTCTTTTAGAGCCCCATGTTACTGTAGGCGAGAGATAATCTATGCCTGCCATTATTGATAAACCTGTGGCCCAAAAGAGCCGCTTCCGCCAATCTGCATATAATTTAAGAATCTTCGTGCCATTGGACTAACTCTGCTTTCATTTGGGCGCTTAAGAATCGCAGCCCAATCGATCTTATCCACATTTGTTCTTCTTAATGACTTAATTTCATCGCTATAAAGCTTAATGAAGTTATCGCCCTCTTTTTCAGAGTTCTGATAGCGAATTTTTGCAGTAGAAAGCAAGATAATTGCTTCGTCGAACTGTTCGCCTAATTCGTGAACATCCCCATCATTAACAAGACGATATGGGTCTTTGTAATACTGGATTTCAAGATCAAAAACACTGTCTGGTAAAGGCCATAACTGAATCTTTGAATATTTAATACCAGTTGTTGTGTCACCAACAGGCATAACAGCAATAAGCGTATTCGCTGAGTTTGCATCAACTGAAATTCTTCCAAGCGTTGAATTTGCCTTAACAATTCTTTCTATTGAACTAAAAGATTTGCTCCCAGAAACAGGCGTTGTCCCGTTTGTTCCATCGGTGTTTATAACTTCATAGTCTGGATAGCCGCTTACTGTTCCAAAAACAGTGATTGATTTAGATTGATCTGAGCTTGAAGAACTATATACCCTTACAACGGAAGGAGCCACCGGCTGCGATATAACCCAATTTTCTCCCCACATTCTATAAGCCAGAGGAATGCCAGTGTTCGTATCAATTAATCCACAGTCACGAAAATCTTGATCCGTGATATAGGTCATTTTATAAGGATAACCAAAGTCATTATGATAAATAAAGCATCTTGGCCCAGCCTGAATAGGAAGATTATATTCCTCTTGCGGGAGGATTGAATAAGATGTGGCTGTAGAAGTTGTGCCGCGATAAGCTTCTGTAATTGTTCCTGCTGTTTCGCTTGTAAATGATTCAACAATATAAAAACTCGAATCAGTCCCAAAAGAAATCTTTCTTCCTATCTGAACACTATCAGAAAGAAATGTCGCTCCAACAACCGAGAAGGTCTTTAATCCATTCGTCACTGAAACTGCGCCCGTCCCTGTTGAGTAGGTTGTTACGGTTGTAACTTTCCCAAACCGTCTTAAAGGACGCCAGAGAGAATCACGCGCAATTCTTAAAAGACATGAATTAATCGTATTTTTAACCGTTGAGTCAAATTCTGTGCCGCCTTGATTGCGAATAGCACGCTCTTTAACCTCCATTTGAAGCGCAGAATAGGTCATTGCCATAAAATCTCCTTAAAAAGCGTATCCGATAAGATGGACAGCTAGAGAAAGCATTGCGAAAATAAAAAGCCCTAAAGCTAAAAGCGCCCAGAATGGATTTGATTTAATCCATAGCCCATATCGAGTTGAAATCGTGATATGTTGAGGTGTGAAAAAGTAACTATAGATTTCACCGCCAATCACAGCTATAGAAATTACGCTAAAAACAGCAAACCAAATCCATTGATGAAAAAAAGCTAGGATTGCAAGCATGGCTCCTGCCCCGCCAATTAATCCGATTAATCCAAATAAACGTACTTTTCTCCAGTTCATCTATTCACCTTAAGCTTAAATACATCCTGTAAATAGGTAGGGCTGAAACATACATCTCCATTTTCTTGGAAATAAACATCCTTATCTATAATAGGATGAAGCTGCGTTACGTTATTTCTGGCGCAAGCGCTCAAGCTCAACGATAGAAGCATTAAGCCTGCTAGCATCTTTATCAACGATTGCCCTGACACCGCTTTGTAAGGCTTCTGTCTTTTGTTTCTTAAGTTCTTCATTTTTCTCCTTATTAGCATCCCAAACCTTGTTAAATAAAGCTAAAAGCTGGCCTGCCAAAGTTATAAGCGCAATGATTCCAGCCCACATTACTTCTTAACCTGGCTGCGTGTATAAATACCAAGCATGGCAAGAGTAGAATAGATAAACGGAGGAACGCTGAATGAGTGGCAAACAATCGAATTCGCCTCGCAATAGCTGTTATAGCTATCAATCGCTCCTAAAATAACTGAGACACTAAGCACAATGTATGTCTTCTTCCCATCAAGAAACTTAATAATCTTATCCATGCTATCTCCTTATGATTTAACTGCGATTAAAAGCTGATTCATTTTCTGGGTCTGGTCTCTTTGATTGAACCGAACGTCTTCTACCGAAGATTTCAACTGACTTGTTGTTTCAGTTAAAACAGCTAGATTTAAAGCTACCTTTGAAACTTCGTCTTTATTCTGCTGTGTGTACCCCCAAACAACTGCCATCCACCAAGTTAACATCGTTAAAACAAGGCCCAAAGTAACACCAATAATCTTGAAAAAAAGTGTGTAATCTGGCCTAAATACAGATGGATTTAACTCTTCTGGATCAGTTGCTCTTTTGTTCATGTTTCCGCCTTAAGTTTTCACAAGCCATTCCATTCCCTCCCAGATCAAGCCACCAGGCATTGTGCTGGAGGTAATAAATGTTAGCTTCCTTATATGTTGAGAAATCCTTGCAAGTTTTTACTTGTTTTCCAGCCGTAAACCCAAGCCAAACTGCTATCGCCGAAGCAATTGCAACGGCTGAAATAAATGGTTTTTTAAATATCTTTATCGATTGAAATTCCCAGTGATCAGTCACCGACTACCTCAACACGAATCTTTCTTCCATTCGATGCTGCGCTAATCTGAATAATTCCTAACAGAACAGTTGATAATTCGGAGACATTTAAAGTAAGAACTTTCTTATTCGCTGATAGTGACGCAAATGAAATAAGCACTGAAGCGGTTGTTTCGTCTGGAGCCCACATTAATCCACGGTCAGTATCTACCGTTGAAAAAATAGCTGTTCCATTGCTTGTTCCTTCTAAAGTGAGATTAAATACAGCCGTACCACCCGATGTCGTCGCATAGCCTTTGTAAATCTTTTTTCCTTTTGAAGCGATATTATTAACATACCAAGTTGGTACTTGCGCGATTGTTGCCGCATCTGTTAGATCTGTTCCATCTGCCAAGTCTTTGAATTGTCCGTTTTCCGGCCTCATTGCTTCCTTGTTGTTGAGAAAATTAAATCCCAATTAATCGTTGTTGCTACAATGCCAGTTACTTTCACATCAATACATTGAGTTGATGTATTCGCTTCAAGCGTAACTACTGGCTGTGTTCCAGAAAAACTTCCTTCAACAATTTGAACCTTTCCAGCTCTTTCATCTGCTGAAGTGCGTTTAATGTTTCCACCCGCTCGCGTGAAAGCTGCCGTAACATCACCAGTTGCCATGTCGCTCTTATCTCCAAGGCTGCAAATATATGTTATCCTTGAAACTACTGATTTTGACGTTGCGAGAGGATAAGAATAAACAGTTGTTTTTGTTGCATCTGTGGTTGTGTAGCTTAGTGGAACGTCTGCCTCTTTAATTGGCCCAACAGTTGACCGATCAATATTTGTTGATCCATTGACATAAATAAATGTTTTACCTGTCAAAGCTTCAATTGCTCTTGCAAGCCCATACATATCCACAGTCTGACCCAGTAAAAGACAAGGCAAAACGT